TACTTTTTCGTTCATCAACTTTATTGATGTCCCATAATAATTTTCATGATGTATATCATATTCATAAAATTCACCATTTTTTATTTTTTCTTTAATCCAATAAATAATATTGATATACCACAAGTCATAAAAGCCAATAATATTTTAAATAAAGAATATGATTTATTATTATTTGTTTGCTTATTGGTATTTTTTGTGGTGGATTCTGTATAATATAATCCTGTTCCAGGAATACCTACAGATGCTGTTTTTCTTCCTTTAGAATTAATTGTGTAATGAGCCCCTTTAGTTCCAACACTTAATCCAATAGAATCTTTATTTATATTGAAACTTAATCCTTTACAAATTTTTATTCTTTTTCTAAATCTTAGTCCCATAAATATACTCCTTTATTTAAAAGCACTTTGATTTTCTGCTTTTATTACTTTGCCTAATATTTGAATTTTATTATAAAGCTCATCTTTAGGAATATTTACAGTTTTGCAACAAGAATTCATTGCAATTAATGTATAATAGGTTTTATCTTCACTCAATACAATTTTTCTAATAGTATTTCTATTATCAAGTTTTATTAAATAAGTTCCTTTATTTGGTGTTAAAATAGTATCAAGTTCATTTTGCTTATATATAAGAGCAATATCTTTAATGTCAAGAAGAGGAAACATAGCATCATCTTCAGATATAAATTCAAAATAATTGTTATCAGTTCTTTCCTCAATTAACTTTGAAAAATGTACCCCAAAATAATTTGATAAAAGTACAATTTTGTCCATGCGAGGTAATTTTTGTCCATTACACCAACTAGAGATTGTAGAACTTTTTAAACCTAAATCTCTTACTAAATCATCTTGAATTTTATTATTTATTTGCATATAGTAATTAAGATTACTTGCAAATATTTTTATATAAGTATCATCTTTAGATAGGATTTTTTCAAAACCCCCTTTTCTATAATATGCAAACATTATAACACCGAAAGTAAAAAAAAACAATAAAAAAGTGAAAAAATTTTTACTAAAAGTATTGACATTCCACTTAAAGTGTAATAGAATGTGAACAAATCGAGAAGGGAAGTGAAGAAAAAATGGAAAAAAAGTTACAAATAACATTAACTGCAGCAAGAGTTAATGCAGGACTTACATTAGATGAGGTGGCAGAAAAAACGCATAAAAGCAAGAACACAATCATAGCTTGGGAAAAAGGCAAAACAACAATAGATGTATATAATTTTGATGAACTTTGTACTCTTTATAATGTACCAAAAGAGTGTATTATTTTGCCTTATTATTCCACTAAAAGTGGAACGGAAGGAGAATAATTAAATATGAAAAAAATAAAAAAATACGAGACGACACACAAAATAAGGAGGAAAGGAAATGGGAAAAAAGGCAGAGATGACACCCCAGGAAGCTGCGAAAATAATTCATAAAAGTGTTCAATATGTAAGATTAGGTTTGCAGCAACAAAGGTTACCATTTGGAAGTGCAGTGCAAAAACCAGATGGAAGATGGAGTTATGATATTGTACCAAGAAAAGTTTATGAATATAGAGGAATGGAAGGAGAGTACGGAAATGAGAATTGTTAATAAGAAAAAATTTATAACAAGAATATTAGAAATATTAGTAATTATAGGAACAATTATATTGATACCATTAGCAATAAATTATGCTCATCAAATAAGAGGCTATGAAGCTTTTGGAGGGGAATATTTAATTCCATTAGTAGGATTAATAGTCATATTAATTATAGAAACAATACTAGAAGAAAGTGAGAATAAGAAATATGAAAAAAGATAGATTACATGATTGCTGCATTTGGCACATTATCACATTAGCCAAAATGAAGTATAAATTAAAACAACTGAAAGGAGGAAAGTAATATGGGATATCAAAAAATAAAGGATCTTATTTCAGATATTGATGAATTTCATAATGAAGCTGAATTAAGAGAAATTTTACAACAAATTCTATTCATCTGTGAAGATAACTTGAAAAATGAACCATCTACCAGCGACCAAACTGAAAAATAGACGATTCATAAAAATATTTATATAAATACTTTCTGTTTTTATTGTATCACAGAAAGTTAGAAAGGACAAGAAAAAATGGGAAATTTAAAAATTGAAAAAGGAAAAACATATACATATGAAGAAATAAAGGGAATTTTTAAAAATGCAACAGCAATAACGCTAGCAGATCCAATGGATGAAAGAAATGAAAAAGATGAGAAAGTGAAAGAAAAAATGAAAGATTCAGATGCAAAATTCACAATGTTTCTTTCAGGAATGATTTTATTTCATACTTTAAAAAATAATTTATTTGAACAGGAGGAGAAAAAAGATGAGTAATTTATACCAATTAACAAATAATTATGAAAACTGTACTTAATATGTTATATGACGAAGAAATAGATGAACAAATGATACTTGATACATTAGAAGGAATCGAAGGAGAAATTGAAGATAAAGCAGATGGATATGCAAAAATTATAAAAGAACTTGAAGCAAAGAAAAACGCTAGAAAAGAAGAAGCAAAAAGACTAACAGAAAGTGCAAAAGTATTTGAAAATAGAGTAAATACATTGAAATCAAATCTATTTAATGCAATGAAGTCTACAGGAAAAACAAAATTTGCAACAGATCTGTTTACATTTAATATAGCAAAAAATGGAGGAAAACAAACACTTACAATTGACGGAGATGTACCTAAAGAATATACAAAAACAATTATAGAAAATGACAATGACAAAATAAGAGCCGATTTAGAGGCAGGAAAAGAATTACCTTTTGCACATTTAGAGCCAAGAGGGGAAAGTTTGAGGATTAAATAATGGAAGATGAAATTTATGTGAAATTCCTATTTGATCACGATCAAGAATTAGGGTACACAGAAAATATAGAGCACATACCTAAAGACCAAATTGAAAAAATAAATGGAAAAACAATTATTACCTTATATGGTCGATTTGAGGAAGGAGAATAAATATGGGAATACCAGTATTAATTTTAGGAGAATCAGGTTCAGGAAAAAGCTGCAGCTTGAGAAATTTTGAAAAGGAAGATGTGGCGATTTACAATGTAGCAGGAAAGCCATTACCATTTAAAAATAAAAAACAACTAAACAAAGCAGATAATGTTACATACACACAAATTAAGTCAAATATACAAAAAGGAAATTTCAAAACTTATGTAATAGACGATTCACAATATTTAATGGCCTTTGAAAGTTTTGAACACGCAAAAGAAGTAGGTTATGGAAAATTTACTAATATGGCATTAAACTTTAAAGACTTAATTGATTTTATTATTAGAAAAACACCTAATGATTGTATTGTATATATGTTGCATCATACAGAATTAGCAGACAATGGAAAATTAAAAGCAAAAACTTTAGGAAAAATGCTTGATAATCAACTTACTGTAGAAGGATTATTTTCAATAGTTCTGCTTTGTCAAGTAGAAGGAAGTGAGCATTTCTTTATTACAAACTCTGATGGAACTAATCCAGCAAAAAGTCCTATGGATATGTTTGAACTTAAAATAGATAACGATTTAAAAATAGTAGACCAAGCAATTAGAGAATATTACGAATTAAACAAAAAGGAGGAAAACAAAAATGAGCCTTCAAAGAAAAATTGAAAGAAATCAATAAAAGAAACAATGGAAAGACCATAACAAAGGCGTGGTCAAAAGATATAGATCAGAATTTAGAGGATTTTGGAAATGGTTTCAAAAAAAGAAAAGAGGAGAAAAATAATGGATTTTAATACATTAGAAATTATAGGATTAGCATTTTTGTCAGGACTTAAAATTACAGAAATAGCAGAAGATATAATGAATGAAGAAGAAACAGAAGATACAGAAAAAGCAGAATGTGAAGGAAAACATTGTAAAACTGAGCAAGAAGAGATCAAAACAAAAATTGAAGATAAAATTGGAAAAATAGAAGTACATAAAATAACATCAGTAAAAGATTTAGATCAAGTAATAAATAATATTAAAAAAATTATGGGAGGTAACTAATTATGGAAAAACCAGCAGGATATGATGAAGCACAAAGCTTCGGAGAATTTGAAACATTATTAGCAGGAGGATATAAATGTTTAATAAAAAAAATAGTATGTGAAAAAACACAAGCAGGAAAAGAATTTCTAAAAATTGAATTTGATATTGCAGAAGGAGAATACAAGGATTTTTATCAAAAGAAATTTGATAATGATACTAGATCTCCTGAAGAAAGAAAGTGGAGTGGTATTTGGACAGTATTTACTGAAGGATATAATCCAGGAACAACAAATCCAAAATTTAAAGGTCTTATAACTTCAGTAGAAGCATCAAATGCAAATTTTAAATTTGATTTTGATGAACAAAAATTAGCTGGGTTAAAATCAGAATTGAAAAGCTTGCAAACAGATTTACGAAATAAACAACAAGAATTTTCTAAAGTAAATAGAGAGCGTCAGGCAATACAAGGGCAAATTAGTAGATTAAATTCAGATATAGTTAAATTACAAGAGACTGTAGATGGATTGACTTTAGAAGTTGCAAACTTAACTAATGAATTGAATTTGTTAAATCAGGAATTAAATGAATTACGTAATAATGGTGGAAATGATACTGAAATTTCCAAAAAGAATGTAGAGATAAGTGAAAAAGAAAAAGAACTTCAAAAAAAGCAAAATGAGTTGAGTGCAAAAAGAACAATAATTACAAATAAACAAGTATTGGTTGCAGAAAAGCAGACTGTACTTGATGATAAACAGTATGAAGTTGATAATAAACAATCTGAGGTTAGTCAAGCACAATTACTTGTTGATAATAAACAACAAGAAGTTAATCGTACAGATGCTACTCTTAAAAATGATAAAAGGATTATAGAGCAATGTGAGAAGAATATTGCTGAAGCTAAACAAAAAATTGAAAATGCTAAAAATGAAATAGAAGGCTATAAATATATCACAGGAGCTAATAAAGGGGCATGGCAAGAAGAAACTACTCCTAATAAAGCTACTATGAGTTATGAGGAATATAAGAGTTATTTGCAAAATAGAATTAATGAACTTCAAATGCAAAAGACTCAATTGGAACAAGATAAAGCAACAATTGAGAATAGTAAGAGTTCTGATAAATTGAAAATTGATGTAATTAATGATATTTTTGATAAATATCA